GACGACCTGTGGACGCTGCATGCCGATCTGTCCGAGGCAAAGCAGCGGCTCGACTACTGGATCCAAGGGATCATGGAGAAGCTCTCCGCCAAGCGGTGCATCTTCGCCCTGACCTCTCCGGACAACTGGAGGTCCAAGGTCATGCCGTCGTACAAAGCTCACCGTAAGTCCAACCGGAAGCCGGTCATCTACCCGGCTCTGAAGGACTATGTGAGGACTGCATACCGTGTGTATGAGATCCCGACCCTGGAGGCTGACGATGTCCTTGGACTTCTGGCGACCAAGAGTCTGCCGGGTATCCGAGATCCGTTGATTGTTGTATCTTCCGACAAGGATCTGAAGACCATTCCTTGCCGGCTGTACAACCCCATGGATGGCTCAGATCGATTGATCTCGGAAGAAGAAGCGGACTACAACCACCTATTTCAAACCCTCATTGGAGACCAAGCAGATGGATACCCCGGATGTCCCGGAATCGGGCCGAAGACAGCAGAGAAAGCGTTGGCTGCCCAAGGCGTCAGATGGAGCACGGTCTGTGATCTATACCAGCGAGCCGGCCTCAACGAGGCTGAAGCCCTCAAGCAAGCCAGGGTCGCTCGCATCCTTCGTAAGGGGGAGTTCTCGTTCCGAACCAACAAAGTCAAACTCTGGAGCCCCACACATGAACCGCGACAGACTGCTGGAACTGCATAAGAAGGTCTGCGGAGAGGCGTATGCCTTGATGCAGAAGAAGAACGCCGATTACAGCGGCGGAGCCAGCGGATACAACCCGTTTCTGAACTTCACTCGTTGTGAAGCCATGGGAATCTGCACGACCGAGCGTGGGTTCCTTGTTCGACTGACGGACAAGATGAGCCGTCTTTCCACTTTCTGCGACACGGGCACCTTCCAGGTTGCCGATGAGAAGCTCAATGACACCATTCAAGACATCATCAACTACGCCATCCTCTTCCTTGCCTACTCCGGCAGCAAAGAGGCAGGTAGCGAACTTAGGTCTCCGGGCTTGGAGTGAGGTTGTAGAGGAGTACAACACCTCCAAGAGGCCCCATGGAGAGCCTCTTCTGTGCGAGAATCAAGTGAGGGCCATCGCTTCATCTGCGCTGGACAAGCTCAGGCGGGCCATGTTGAAGAACGGGATCTCGGATCCGGAGGTATTTAGATGACTATAAGGAACCGCGATAATCGTCTTCCTGTCATCCCAGAGGCACTTATGAAGGCCCTGGATGAACGGTTCCCTGAGCGCTGTCCCGATCCCACTTGGCAGGATCGGGATATTTGGATCGATGTCGGACGAAGGGCCGTGATCCGGTTCCTGTTGTCTGAATTCAAGCGACAGAACGAGAACATCCTGATACAAGAGGAATCCTGACATGTGCTTCTTCTCTGCCCCCAAGACCCCATCGCCAGCCCCTCCTCCGAAGATTGAGATGCCGGAGCCTCTTCCGGCCGCTCCCATGGCGGATGTCAAGCAGCAGTCCCAGGCTGCTCCCGCCACTTCCGGAAGCATGGGCGATCAGCTTCGGCGTCGCATGCGTAGCCGGCTGACCATCTCTTCTGCGATCGGTACCCCGGGTATGGGGGCCTGATGCACCAGGGATCGGCTCAAAGCGAATACTCCAAGTTGGAGTCAATTCGCCACTCGTACCTGATGAGGGCTCGGGATTGCTCCAGAGTGACAATCCCGACCGTCATGCCAGACGAGGGATCCACAACGGACAAGCGGTTCCCAACACCGTTTCAGTCCGTTGGGGCTCGAGGCGTAAATAACCTTGCCTCCGCCCTTCTCCTTTCCCTATTGCCACCCAATTCGCCTTTCTTCAGGCTCGTGGTGGATGATGCGGCACTCCGCAAGCTTCAAGGAGTGGATCCCCGAATCAAGAGTGAGGTCGAGCGTTCCATGTCGGAACGCGAACGCCTCATCATGCGTGAGGTTGAGATTCAGGCTGTCCGTGTTGCGGCGTTTGAGGCCCTCAAACACCTCATCATCTGCGGCAATGTCGGCCTGTATTTCCCCATCGACGACGGATCTATGCGGGTCATCCGCATGGATCGGTATGTCGTCAAGCGTTGCCCCATGGGCAAGGTCCGCAAGGCCATCATCAAGGAGTCCGTGGCCGTCTCCATGCTTCCCATGGAGGCTCAGGCTGTCTGCAAGGCTTCCATGGATCCCACCATGTCCGAAGTGGACATGTTCACCTGCATCAACACCATCGAGGACGGCAAGGTCGAGGTGTGGCAGGAAGTCAAGAACGCGGTCATCCCCGGTACCTACGGTGTCTACGAGGAGAACAAGTCCCCGTTCCTCTCCCTGCGGATGGTCCGGGTGGACGGCGAGGACTATGGCCGTGGGTATGTCGAGCAATACCTCGGAGACCTGAAGTCTCTTGAGGCCCTCACACAGGTCATTGTGGAGGGTGCAGCGGCGGCTTCCAAGGTCCTGTTCCTGGTGAATCCGAATGGTTCGACCCGTGCGTCTACGCTGGCCAAGGCTCCCAACGGTGCTATTCGTGAGGGGTCTGCTGCGGATGTGTCGGTGCTCCAGACGGGTAAGCAGGCCGACTTCGCAACCGCCCTGCAAACCATCAACTCGCTGTCGGAACGGCTGTCGTATGCATTCCTGCTGACCGAGGCGAGCATTCGTAACGCTGAGCGAGTCACGGCCGAGGAGGTGCGTCTGGTCACCCAGAGCATCGAGCGTCAGCTGGGAGGCATCTACAGCCTCCTGTCGCTGGAGTTCCAACTTCCCCTCGTCAACAAGATCATGGATCAGATGGAGCGGCAGAAGCGGCTCCCCAAGATCCCCAAGAAGTTCGTCACGCCGGCCATCATCACGGGCATTGAGGCTCTGGGCCGGGGTAACGACCTGAATCGTTTGGATGTGTACCTGGCTGGCATTGGTCAGGTCCTTGGACCCCAGGTCATCCAGCAGTACATCAATGTCAGTGAGTACCTGACCCGCCGTGCGGCGGCTCTTGGTATTGAGACCAATGGACTGGTCAAGAGCCAAGAGGAACTTCAGGCTGAAGCCCAGCAGGCGGCTTACCAGATGGCAATGCAGCAGGCAATGCCCAACATTACATCTGCGGCAAGTCAGGCTATGATGCGGGGCGTTCAGCCCTCTCAGCCCCAGTAAGGAGATTCGATGGACCGAATCGAGATCAAGACCGACCCCGCGCCCCCGATGGCCCCCACCGACAATGCACAGCCCCCAATTACTTCGGGTTCTGTCCCTGCCGTTCCGTCGTCTCCCCAAGCCGACGATGTTCGGCCTTCGTGGCTGCCGGAAAAGTTCAAGAATCCAGAGGACCTCGCTAAGGCGTATTCCGAACTTGAGTCTCGTTTCACTCAGACCGCTCAGGCTGGAGACGCTCTTCAGGAGGCGGTCAAGGCCGGGAACCTGACTCTTGAGGACATCGCCCCGATGTCTCGTGAGTTTGCCGAGACTGGCGACATCTCGGACAAGAGCTACAAGATGCTCGAGAAGCGTGGCATTCCCCGTGAACTGGTGGACGCCTATGTCGAGGGCCAGCGTGCTCTGGCTGACGCTCAGGTGAACTCGGTGTATTCCACGGTTGGTGGCCAGCAGTCTTACGAGCAGATGACCTCGTGGGCTGCCGACAATCTGCCCCCCGAAGAGGTTGAGGCGTTCGACAACATTGTTGAGACTGGATCTCAGGCGGCCATCCTCATGGCTGTCCGTGGTCTCCACGCTCGTTACTCGGCTGCCGCTGGTTCGCCTCGGCTGATCCAGGGCAACTCTGCGTCGAGCGGTTCCTCGGCCTACCGTTCTCTGGCTGAAGTCACGGCGGCGATGCGTGATCCCCGCTACAAGAACGACCCGGCGTACCGCAAGGATGTCGAGGATCGTCTGCGAGTGAGTGATGTCTTTGGAGGAAAGCGATGAAGCCCGGATACAAGACGACGGAGTTCTGGCTGTCCCTGATTGCTGTTGCCCTTGGTGCCGTGCAGGCGTCGGGGCTTGTCCCAGGCGAATCCGGCTGGGGCCAGCTTCTCGGTACCGCCGTGGTTGCTCTGGTGAGCCTTGGCTACACCGGTGCTCGCCTGAATCTGAAGAAGAGCGGCGAGTGACCTGGGCAGCAGCCATCTATGGGTTGTTCAAGGCTCTTCTCGATGCTTGGATCGAGAACCTCAAGGAGCCCACTGTGGCTTCGTCCGCTCCTGACCTGCCTCCTGATTGGCGGGAGCGGTTCGCTGCTGGCATGCAGCGGCTCAAAGGTCGTATTCGTTGAGCCATCAAAGACTCTTGTAAGACTTGGCCCCGATGTCCGGGGCCATGTCTATTACTGGGATGGCACCCAATGGGTGTTGTCCCAAAACGCTGTGACCCTGCCCGAAGGGTGGTATGCAGGGTCAGTCCCCGAACTAGAGAACAGCGGAAACCCTCAGCCCGTTGCGACGGACAACTGAAGCTCCAGTTTCTGCCGGCTCTCTTGATTCGGAAATTCCACACCGCCCATTTCAACCGTTTGGAGCATAAACACCATGGCATACATGGAAACCAGTCCGTCCCGTCTGGGACAGATCAACCTTACTGGCGGGTCGTATGCGAACGACAACGCCCTCTTCCTGAAGCAGTTTGCTGGCGAGGTCCTCACGACCTTCGAGACTGAGAATGTGATGATGCCGCTGCACACCGTGCGGAGCATCAGCAGCGGTAAGTCGGCTCAGTTCCCGACCACCGGCATTGCGACGGCGGGATACCACACCCCCGGCGAGTCGCTGATGACTACCGATGATGGTGCTACTGCCAGCAAGTACCTGTCCCGCATCCCTCATGCTGAAGTTGTGATCAGCATTGACGACATGCTGGTGTCTTCGGCTTTCGTCGCCAACATCGACGAGGCGAAGAACCACTACGATGTCCGTTCGATCTACTCGACGGAGATCGGTCGTCAGCTGGCGTATGTGGCTGACAAGAACCTCATCCGCTGCGTTATCGCGGGTGCTCTGGCTACGGCGGATCGTTTCGGCGGTTCCTCGAGTCGTTACCTTGGCGAAACGATCTCTTACGACGATGACGCCAGCGGCACGACTCTTGGCGACAATCTTGCTACGGCCTTCTTCAGTGCAGCGCAGAAGATGGACGAGAAGAATGTGCCGCAGAACGACCGTTACGCCGTCGTGACTCCCGAGGTTTACTACCAGCTGGTCAACCTGAACAAGGACGCGATCAGCCGGGACTACAACCCCGAGGTCAACGGCAGCAAGGCCGGCGGCTACATCGTCCAGATCGCGGGCATCCGCATCCTGAAGTCGAACAATGTTCCGACCACGGATGAGGCTGCTACGGCCGTGGCTCCCCACGGTTCGTCCCAGATTGCGAACGATCCGTTCGGTGCCAACGGTACTGGTTACCGTCGTACTACCGACAACGGGTTCCTTCGTGGTAAGGGCGTCATCTTCCAGAAGGAGGCGGTGGGCACTGTGAAGCTCCTCGACCTCGCTGTGGAGAGCGATTACAGCATCGAGCGTCAGGGCACCCTGATGGTCGCCAAGTACGCCATGGGTCACGGCGTGCTTCGCAACGAGTGCTGCTACTGGCTGCGTGGCGACGCTGGCACTACCTCGCCCTGATCGTCACTGACTGAGTGAGTCCCACGGGGGCCACCATCGAAAGGTGGTGGCTCCCTTTTTCGATACACTAACCCGGAGATCCCATGGCTCTTGGAAAGACCACGAAACTGGACGCGGTGAATACCATGCTCTCAATCATTGGAGAGCCCCCCATCAACTCCATTTCTGGTACGACCAGGGCTGATGCTCAGATCGCTCTGAACATCCTCACTGAGATCTCCCGGGAAGTCCAGAATGCAGGCTGGCACTTCAACACCGAGAAGAATGTCGAGTTCCAGCCAGATGTGAACAAGGAAATCAACCTGGCCGACAATGTCGTCCGGGTTGACCTTGAAGACGAGAACCAGTCATCGACCGTGGATGTCGTTGTCAGAGGCTCAAAGCTCTACAACCGATACTCCCGGTCTTATTTGTTCGACGCCACGATCAAGGCCACTACGGTCTATCTGCTGGAGTTCGAGGAGTTGCCCCAGGCTGCCCGTCAGTTCATTATGATTCGTGCCGGCCGTGTCTTCGGTGACCGCATGGTCGGCTCCGAGAAGCACCACGGCTTCACGCTCCAGGATGAGTACAAGGCTCTTGGCGACCTGAAGGAATACGAGTGCGACACTGGTGACTACTCGATCTTCGACAACTACGATGTGGGCGTCATCATCGACCGCACCAATGTGAGCCGCAGGATCTCCTGATGTCCCTGATCTCGAGCAGCGTTCCAAACCTTGTCGGAGGAGTCAGCCAGCAACCCCCGGCTCTCCGCCTGCCCAACCAGGCTGAGAGGCAGGAGAACGCCTTGGCCTCGGCCTTCGAGGGCCTGACCAAGCGTCCTCCCACGGAACATGTGGCGGCCCTGACGAACTACACCGAGGCTGCGATCCATGTGATCGACCGGGATGCCACGGAACGCTATGTGTGCGTCTTTGGTCGAACCGGCAGCACGGCGGCCATCAAGGTCTACGACATCAATGGAACCGAGAAGACCGTCAATACCCCGGACGGCTTGGACTACATCAACGAGGCCGGCATTGGCGAGAACCTCCGGTTCCTTACGGTCTCCGATGTCACCTTCGTCCTCAACAGGAACAAGACGGTTGCTGCGGATGCTGCGGTGTCTCCGTGGTCTCGCAACACTGCCACGAAGATTCCAGAGGCTTTGATCTGGATCAAGCAGACGAACTACAAGCGGATCTACGAGGTCATTGTGGTCAAGGGCGGAACCACGAAGACCTACTCATATGAGACAGGTACTTCCACCGGTTCCGACATCGGAACCGAGGAAATCGCAAGGCAGTTGAAGATTGCGTATGACGCCAATCCTCATACTGGGCTTACCCTGGTCCGTACTGGGAATATCCTTTGGTTCTATGGGTCTACCGCATCTGACACATTCGACATCAGCGTTGTTGACGACTTCGGCGGAGACGGAATGTCGGTGGTGAAGGACGAGACTCACAGTTTCGATTCGCTTCCCGATTACGCCCCCCACGGATTCTTGGCGAAGATCGTCGGCAACGGACTCACGGCTGCCGATGATTACTGGGTTCGGTTTGTTCAGAGTCGTTCCAGCCCGTCCACCTCAGCCATCTATGAGGGGTACTGGCGTGAAGACATGGCTCCGAACATCTCGTAC